ACGCGCGCGGCGTCATTGAGCTTGTTCTGCTGTTGGTGGCGTTTCGCTTCGGCGAACAATTGGCCGACGGGATCGCTGGCGGGGCTGGCGCGATGGCCGCCGCCCGATGGGCTCTGCTTGAGCGCGGTGCGGCGCTGCTTTCGGTTCATCCGCTTCGCCTTTTAATGTGCCGCAGTTGGTCCAATCGTTTGACCGAGGAACATAGATTCTATACGCATTTCCGTTACCGGAGCTGTGGCCGAGTGGCTGAAGGCGGCGGTTTGCTAAACCGTTATACGCTCCAAAGGCGTATCGAGGGTTCGAATCCCTCCGGCTCCGCCAGTACACTGTTCGCCAGTGTTCGCAGCCATTCACCTTAGCGTAATAAAATCAGTGACTTGCAGAGGGTGACCGGTTGCGCTCGTTCGCGCCGTACCCCCACAATCCACGAATCGTTTGTGGGATGGTTCGTGGGACGGGAGTGCGGCGGAAGGTTTGACGAGTTAGGCGGAGGATTTTATGGCGCGCGAGATAGGCGAGCTGAGCGCGGTGAGGGTGGCGAAAGAGCGGACGCCCGGCGTGTACAGCGACGGCGGTGGCCTCTACCTCAATATCAACCCGAACGGCGCGCGCTCGTGGCTGTTCCGGTATTCATCGCCAACCATCAAGCAGGCCGGGCTCACGGCTGGCGGCAAGCCGCGGAACCCCAACCACGGCAGGCCTCGCGAAATGGGCTTGGGCGCGGTTCAGACGGTCAGCCTGGCCGAATCGCGCGAACTCGCGCGAGAGGCCCGCAATTTGGTCCGGCGGGGCATCGATCCGATTGAGCACCGTGATGCTGCGCTCGCCGCACAAGCCGCCGGCGCCGCGCACGCAATGGCTTTCGACGAATGCGCCGAGGCCTACATGGCTGCGCACAGCGGCGCCTGGAAAAATTCAAAGCACCGCGCTCAGTGGAAAAGCACCCTCGCAACGTATGCAAGTCCAATCTTTGGATCGCTGCCCGCGCACGCTGTCGACGTCGCGCTCGTGATGAAAGTTATCGAGCCGATCTGGTCGACGAAGCCGGAAACCGCCGGCCGCCTGCGCGGACGGATTGAAGCTGTTCTCGATTGGGCAAAGGCGCGCCGCTACCGCTCCGGCGAAAACCCCGCGCGGTGGAAGGGCCACCTCGAAAACCTACTTCCGGCGCGCAGCAAAATCGCAAAGGTGAAACATCATCCTGCTTTGCCTTACACCGACATGGCCGCATTCATGCTCGAGCTTCGCAAGAAGCGGGGCGCATCCGCGTGCGCACTGGAATTTGCAATTCTGACGGCTGCGCGAACCGGCGAGGTGATCGGGGCGCGATGGTCAGAGATCGACCTCGCGGAAAAGCTTTGGACGGTTCCGGCGGAGCGGATGAAAAGCGCGCAGGCTCATATCGTGCCGCTGTCCGATGACGCGATTGAGATCCTCAAATCTCCACCGCACGAAGGTGATGGCTACGTTTTCCCTGGCGCGCGATCGAGCGAGCCTTTGTCGAACATGGCGATGCTTGAATTGTTGCGCGGAATGCGGCCGGGCTTCACGGTGCACGGCTTTCGATCGACGTTCCGCGATTGGGCAGGCGACCGGACAAATTATCCGAGAGACGTCATTGAGGCCGCGCTTGCGCACGCAATCGAAAATGAGACGGAAGCGGCCTATCGGCGTTCGACGGCCGTCGACAAGCGGCGCCGGTTGATGGGCGCATGGGCTGAGTTTTGCAGCAAGGCGCCCGCGGCCGGCGAAGTCGTGCCCCTGCGCAGCGCTTAGAGTTTCCGGCATGAGCCGGAAAATAGCGGCCCGCCTCGGTGTAACAGGCACCGCGACGGGCCTAACCCGACCCAAAGGAGTTACCCAATGGCCCAGGCTGAAAAACCCAATACCACGAGTCTGTCCCGTCGCGCCGTCATGGCCGGCGCTGCAGTTCTACCCGCGCTCGCCATCATTCCGGCAATGGCCGTTGACGCCGGCAGCGTCGATCCGGTATTCGCCGCGATCGAGAAGCACCGGCAGGCCGAGGCCGCCTTCGGCGGGATTTACGACAACGAGATAATGCGGGGCGCAGTATATCTAACGCCGGCCATCAAGGCGTTGGAGGATCAGGCGGGTGAACTGTGCGACAGGTCGAGTGCCGCGTATGTTGAGCTCGTGAAGATGACGCCTACAACCCTGGCCGGCTGCGCGGCCTTGCTGCGCCATCTGGAAACCCACGAGCGGTCTTATGACCGTCCGGCCCTGCTCGCAGATCATAACCATGCCAAGGTTGCGGCTCGGGATTTACTCTCACGCATTGCGGCGATGCTCGACGCGGCGGTGCAATCATGAGGAAACCGGCAAAGAAGGGCGCAAAGAAACCGCCGAAGGTTGCGGCGCAATCGGCCGGCGACAAAGCCGCGCTGTCAGCCCTCCGCGATCTTGAAGCGCCGGTCCGCGATCTAGAGCGAGCGGCAAACATCGCATTCTTGATGACGATGCATGACGCCGAACTCAACGACGACTCAAAAGATGAGGGATTGGCGCTGTTTGCCGCTCGCCAAGTCGAGCGGCTTGCAACCGAGCTTCGCGAGCAATTCTATCGTGCCGGCGATGGCAAGGCGGCTCAATCATAAGCGGGCGGCCGCACCGGCGGCTTGATGATCTGACACAGGGCAGGGCTCGCCGTTTCCTATTGCGGCGAGCCCCTGACACTGCCAGATAAGCCGCCGGTGAAGTGCCGTGCCTAGCCGGCGAGATCTTCAACAAGCTTCACGATGTTACGCCGTAGCTTGGCGTCCTTGATTTTCATGAATGCTTTCGTGAGCGCGAGTCCGTTCCTTGTGGCGAGAAAATCTGTCACATAGGCTGGCGAGGGAGCATCGTCTTTCGCCTTGGACTGGCCCGGTGTGCCTTCAAAGAAGAATGTCACCGGCAACTGCAAGATTTGCGAGATATGCTGCAAGCGGCTCGCGCTAATGCGATTGGTGCCCTTCTCGTATTTCTGCACTTGCTGGAATGTAAGATCGAGCCCGTCCGCTAGAGTCGATTGACTCATGCCGAGCATCATCCGCCGCATTCGCACGCGGCTGCCCACATGCTTATCGATTGGATTGGGGAGCTTCTTTGCCATTAGCGCGTCTCCGGCGGAGGTTCTCCCTGTAGCACAACCAGGGGAGCAGAGCCGGCCATCCTGCCGCCCCGCGCCAATGCGCTATCGGCTCCCCGTGCATCGCGGGGGGCCGAATTGATTTTTGTCCTATTGACGCCACCTAGCGACCTAGGCCGAAAGGGCGCATATTTGTGCCATGAACCGGATTCAATGCAATTGCGGTGCTGTCTATGAGGCGGTCAATCCCAAGGATCGTACTCAGGGCCAAGACCTTTTCAAATGCCTTGTATGCGGGAAAGAAATAATGTCAGCGAAGGCTTATAAGGTTGGAGACTTGCGCCTTATCTCGCGCCCCCACTTCGATCTAGACTGATGCCTGACCACCTCAAGCGCACCCGCGACCCCGCTGATTGTGATTTGGCGCATTTGGAATAGAATTAACGCTACCGTGTTTGGAACATCGGGGCACACCAGCACATTCGGGAGGACACATGACAAAGGCTAGCCTTAAATCCAGTCTAATCGCCCTGGCTTGCAGCGCCCCGCTTGCGCTCGCTACCCCATCAATGGCGGCCATGATCAACCTAAAGGCCAACCTGAAAGCGTCCAGCGAAGCCACGCCGAATGAGAGCAAGGGGACCGGCTCAGTGACCGCGACTTTCGATACGGACAACAACAAGCTGTCATGGAACGGCAGCGTGTCGGGTCTGAGCGGTCCAGTGACGGCCGCGCATTTTCACTCCGCCGACGCGGGCAAGAACGGTTCCGATCATCGGCGCCGACAATGGCTCATTTGAAGGATCGTCCATACTCACCGACACTCAAGCCGAAGACCTGATGGCTGGCAAGTGGTACGTCAACATCCACACAGCGGCTCACAAAGCCGGTGAAATTCGTGGTCAGGTGACGAGGTGATGGAGGAATTTAAGCGAGCGTGGCGGGCGTAGCGGGGCCCGAAGCGTCAGCCGCTTGATAGGCTGAAACAGCGGGGGGTCATCGCCGGCCCCGCGCTTTTCCCATTTAGCACGACGACACGAGGGCCGGCGCTCAGGCGGCCACAGGGGCCTGGGCGCTGGTTTGCCTCTGCGCGCTGAATGCCTCGCCGCGCGGACTTTGACGCACCAGCGGCCGCCTAAAGCCGTTTTCGGATTGCCGGCAATCATGTTGATGGCGCCGAGGCGCGACGGTGATCGCTCGCGGTCGCTGATGTTCATCCGTGTTCGTATCTCACGCGATCGTGTAGTTGAACTATCGTTGAACTTTATTGAAGCAAATCTGATCGCCCGATTTTTGTTGCCAAACTCAGTGGTAGAGCACCCCCTTGATGAGGGGGTGCCTCGCTGTGATTTGGCGCGAGATTTTGTTGACGGGTAACCGCGAAGCATGGCGCATTGCTGCGCATGAACACAGACAACGCCACAAAACTTGAACCGCTCGCCGTCACGGTTAAGGAAGCCCGCCGGCTGACCGGCCTGGGCAGCACGACACTTTACCGGTTGATCGGTGAGGGCAAGCTGCGCACCACCAAGGTCGGCGCGCGCACGCTGGTGATCTACCCGTCGCTCAAGTCGCTGCTCGAGAGTGTGCCGGCAGCTAGCTCGAGGGTGAGGTGAACGATGCCGCGCGCCAAGTTCAATTTGCCGAAATTCACTGGCGTCCTTGCAAAGCCCATCGAGAGCAAATTCGAGCTCGCCGTCAATCCAAAGTACGTGGCCGAATCGATAGAGAAAAGACAGAACGATGTGCACAGGCAACAGGTCGCAAAATTGCCGGCGCTGGCGAACGCATTTGGAATTAAATTTGACCACCTCGACCTGAAAAGCCACGCGGGTTTAGTTTCATTCTACGGATGCCTCGTCCTGAACTTGGCACAGGTGATGAAGATCCCCGGCTTTCTTGAAAAGAGTGTGGGCAAATGGCCGCGACTGCTCGTGGCGCATGTGCTGGGTGACTGCGAAAGGGCAAAGCACGCTGGGAAAGCAAAATCCGATTTGGAAGTCTGCCTCTGGGCTGTGAAAGCCCTCGATCCAGAAATGGAAAAGACCAAAAACAGGCGGACGGCGATGAGCCGCGCTAAGCAACTGTGCAACCGCGTGTCGGCGCTGCGGCAGAAATGGAAAAAAGATCATGCCGACGCTCAGCGCAAGCTATTGAGATACAAAAAACTAAAGCTCGTTTCACAAAGGTAGGTACCCGGCTTTTGTGAAAGAGCCCGCTTCACAAAATCGGGGTGGGATTTTTTTGTGAAGGGCGTTGTGTGATTCTGTTCAAATCAGGCCGCCGCCGTTGGCGTGCATTACGATGAGGACACGATGAACGCCGCCGAAAAAATCCCCTTCACCGAGCGATTGACCGTCACCGTCAACGAAGCCTGCACTGCAACGGGCTTGGGTCGAACGAAAATCTACGAGGCAATCGGCGACGGCCGACTGACGTCGACAAAGGTCGACGGCCGCCGGCTGATCCATGTGCCATCGCTGGTGGCATTGCTGGCGCCGGCCGAACATCAGGCGACGGCCGCATGAGAAACGCCCGGCACGATGGCCGGGCGTCTGGAATGCTTCGCGGTGATCTCGACAGCCACCTGCCTAGCACAGCCAGCGACCCGCACGCGACGCACCGAAACGGCCTCACCCCGGCCGAGCGACGGCTGATCGAGGCCGCCCGCCTGAGAAAAAAAAGAACCGACCCGATTTACCTGGCGCGAGAACGAGCGGCGAACGCCGCGAGGATGCGCGAGCGTCGCGAGCGGCTGCGCCGTTGTAGGGCTCGACGTTGCCATGCGATCGCCGAGGAACGCGCGCTATGAAGGATCGATACAAAAATACGGGCGATCGGCAGCGGATCCAGCGCGGCCGCAGCTTGTGGCGGTCGCCCCGTTTGAGAAAAGACGAGTTGCGCACAATGGCGGCGGAAGCATTTCGGAACACCGCGGGCATCAAGGTTCAGCAGGTACAGCCGAACAAGGCTAAGCGATGACTGACACCCGCGAGCCGCGTCCGATCTTCCTGATCCGTTTGCGTGCGGAAAAAAACGTCGATGCCCTGCGCGCTTTACGGGCAGCATTGAAGGTGTTGGGCCGACGCTTCGGCCTGCGCGCGGTCGAGGTGCGCGAGGAATCGAATGACTGACGCCACCGAACTTAATCCGTTGCCGGATCCGCTGCGGCCGGCATTCGAAGCGGTGAGCGCGGCAACCGACCCGCGCGGCAAACTCGAAGCGCTCAAGCGCGCGGCGACCGATCTCGCAATACCGATACGCCACGGGATGCTCGACATTTACGAAATCGAGGAACGGTTGCTCGATCTGGCCGACAGTCATGGGCTCATTGCCGAGCTCACACTCGGCACGGTGGAAGGTGTGATTGCGAATGCGGTGAAAACGCCAGCCTTGGCCGAGAAGCCGATCGAGCACGCGAATGGAAATGGACACGACGCGGCGCCGCCGGACGATGGCTGGGAAGCGCCGGACCAACGCCCGGACGATCGCGCCAGCGATGCCGAGCTAGTCCAGGTCGCACCGCTTGTCTCACCGCCGGCCTGGCCGAAAGACCCGCCGCCGCGCGTGGCATGGGTAGCGCACAATCTCATTCCGCGCGGCGACGTCTCAAGCCTGGGCGGTGATGGCGGCAGCGGCAAAACCATGCTGGCGCTTCAGCTTGCGACCGCGATGGCGCGCGGCGCCCAGGATTGGCTCGGCGCCGTGGTCAACCCAGGGCCGGTGGTGTTTTTATCCGGGGAGGAACCCGAGGACGAAATCAGGCGCCGCGTCGCGAGGATTGCCGCGCGCCAAGGCTTCGATTGCGACGCCCTGGCCGATCTGCATTTCTGGTTTCCATCCGACTTCGCCGGCTGCACGTTTGCGACACCAGGCCCGGGCGGCGTGATGCAGGCGACACCGCTTTTCCGCTCGGTCGAAGCCGCAATCGGCGAACGGCGCCCGGCGCTGGTGGTGCTCGACAACGTGGCCGCGGTGTTCGCCGGAAATCAAAACGATCGCGTCATGGTGCGCACCTTTGTGAACCTGTTCCGGGGCATGGCGCGCGCCACCGGCTGCGGCGTTTTGCTGCTCGATCATCCGTCCCTTTCGGGAATGCAGAACGGCACCGGCCGCGGCGGCAATATGGATTGGCGCAACAGCGTGCGCGCCGCGCTTCACCTGAAAGCGGCCGAGGACAAGGCCGACGCAGACCGCGGCGTGCGCGTGCTCGAACACCTCAAGAGCAACTATGCGCCCTTGCAGGCTGCGCAGCGGCTTGAATGGGTTGATGGTGTCTTGTCGATCGAAGGCACGGCATCGCCGCTGCAACACGCGGCGCGCGACGCCCAGGCAGACGAACGATTTATCGAACACCTTGCGACACGCAACCGCCTAGGCCGCGACGTTGGCGAGAACCCCGGCCGCAACTATGCGCCCAAGATATTCGAGGAAATGGAAGGCGCGGGCGGTTACACAAAGCGGGCATTCGCCGTAGCGATGGAACGGCTATTCCTCGCCGGAAAGATCGAGCTCGAACCCGTAGGATCGCCTAGCGATAACAAAAAACGGTTGATCGTCGGCGCCGGAAAAGGTGCCGCATGACACCTCCGAACGCCCTCCGAACGCCAAAATACACCTCCGAACGGGCTCCGATCACCTATCCGATCCCCCTCCGATCACCTCGGAACGCCCTCCGAACACCCTCCCTCCGATCCCCCCATACCCCCCAAGCGTTCGGAGGCACGCGCGCGGATCAAAACTCCGCTCGACGCCGGGCGCTTCGCTGGCGCTGCGCTCGCCCTTCGCTCGCTAGGCCGAACCACCGGCACGTCGCCCTCACGTCAGACAAGGCCCAACAACCGGCACACCATGAAGGCCACTTAAAGCCGTACAGCACAAAGCCGGATGCAGAAACAAAACGAGATGCAAAAGGGCGGGGGATACGTATCTCACGGGCACGCACGAGCCAAAACATTCTGAAACGAGGCCAACGATGACTGAAAACCTGCCTGCCGAGCCAACGCGACAAGCCATCGAGGCGAAGGGGCGCGCGGCGCCCGGCCGCGTCACTGGAAAATTGAAAATCGCGATCGAGAGGCTTGTGTGGTTCGGCGACAAACGGGCGGACGCTGCCACGGCCGCGGGCTTAACCGATCACGGGCTGCGCTCCGCCTTGCGCAAGCCGCATGTGCTCGGCTATCTGCGCAGCGAACTAGCGTTGCTTCGCGAAGGTGAGCGGCCGCGCAACGTGCATCGTCTCGCCGCGCTTCGCGACCAGGACGAGAATCGCAACGCCGCGGTTGCTGCGATCAAGGTTTTAGAGCAACTCACCGACGATCCGCGCTCTGTCGTGAATGTCAGCCTGCACCTGCAAGCCGGTTATGTGATCGACTTGAGCGATGAGCGGCGAGATTTTGTCGTCGTCGGGCCCAAGGCCGCACCGCCGCAGACCATCGAGCATCAACCCAACCCATCCAATGAGGCAAGCGATGATGAATAAGCCCACGCGCCAGGCGCTCGCTGTGCGCGGCAGATCCGCGCCGCATCGCGTCACCGGCAAGCTGCGAGCCGCGATCGAGCGGATGGTGTGGCAAGGCGATAAGCGTGCTGATGCAGCGACCGCCGCCGGCATGACCGATCATGGATTGCGTTCGGCGCTGCGAAAATCGCATGTGAAGGCGGCCTACCTCGCCGAGCTCGATTTGCTGCGTACCAGCGAGCGGGCGCGATCCGTGCACGCCCTGGTCAACGTCAGGGACGCCAGCGACAACGCGATGGCGCGGGTTGCCGCCGCGAAGGAGCTCGAGCGCAGCGCCACCGACCATGCGCCTTTCGCGGGCGCTCCTATTCGGCCGGGCCTGGTGATCGTGGTTCTACCCGCCGCGCAGGCCTCACCAGCACCGTCGCCACAAGTGATCGACGTAAGCCCGAACGATGCGAGTTGAGGAAATGGCGGCTTCGTTCGGGGGAACGTTTGTGGGAACGGACAATCACCATGAACGCGAACCGCTGCAATCAAACGATGATTGAGCGCGGCATGGCGGAGGGTTGGTCCGCCGGTGCGATAATCAACGCGCCGAGCTCGATCGCCGACGCATCGCGTGCTCGTAAATCGAGGCGCCGAACCTTGCGCGCGCGTGCCAAGTACTCTGAGCTAGTCGGAGTAAGTCGCGCGCTGCTCGCCACCACCGCGCCGGCCGCCCGCTCGGGAGAGCCCCGGCACCCTCGCGACCTAGCAAAGTCCATTAGCGAAGGGGTAGGGGAAAAATCGGTGTTCGCGCGCGCCGCTCCTATTCCGCACACGCGCTTTCCTACCAATCACTCGGGGTGGCCTTCTGAATTTTACTGGCGGCGAAACTTCCCGAACCCCTGTTCTGGCCGGCGCGTGCGCCGTGCGCCGAACTGATGCACGCGAAAGTGCCTGTGCCGCAGCGATTATCGACGGGCGGCGCTCTCGACCCTGGTGCGTTGTGAGCCCGTATTTTATCCGTAAGGTGGCCGACAAGGAGAAGCCTATGCGCGATCGTAAGCGTTTCGAGATTGCGCTGCCGGCGGTGCGGCGCGCGGAACTGGCTCGGCTTGCGGACGATGCCGGAATTTCGGCGGCAGATCTGGCGAGGCTCGCGATTATCCGCCTGTTGAACGATCCGGCGAGCCTGACCGGCCGCAAGGATCGCCCGGCACAGGAGGCGGCATGAAACTCGCGCTCACCCTCGAGGCCCCGAAGCGGGAGAAGGCGACAGGCCCGCGCGAAGAGCAAGCACGTCTCGCGGAATTTGGGGCGGCGGTGCGGCTCGTGTCGGACCGGATCGCGAATACAGGCGCGCCTTCCGGCGCGCAAAAATTTGAGTTTGGCGAGTTGACTGGCGTCTACAGCATCACAGGGGCATCCACATGACGGACCAGAGCGGCGGCGACCAATCAGGCGGCCAGGCGCCAGGCAGCGGCCAGCAGCCGGGCGGTGCGGCGCCTGCCGGCAACAGCCAGCCCCTCGACCAACTCGACCGGCAGGCCCAACACCAGCAGCAGCGGCCGCCTGAGAATCCGAACACCCGCGGCCATTCGCCGGCACGCGATGCTCGCGAAGCGGCCGCTCAGCGGCAGCCGGGCGCTCAGCCGCAGGGCGAAGAGCAACAGCACGAGCAAGCCGCCGGCTCCGATGAAGTGCAGATCGGCGACGTCAAGATCAGTCCCGATAAATTCAAGGCGATCATGCAGCGCCAGGGCGAGATCGACGCCCGCGATCTCACGCTGCCGAAAGACCCGAACGGGTACACGCTCGATCTGCCGGCCGACTTCAAGCCACCGGCGGACGTCAAATTCGAATTCAACAAAGACGATCCGACGATCGCGCGCGCCCGGCAACTGGCCCTCAACCGCAAACTGGACCAAGCGACATTTTCGGACTTTCTCAGCTGCTACGCGGCCGAGAGGATCGCCGAGGCGACCAAGATCAACACCGCGCGCAATGCCGAGATTGCGAAGCTCGGAACGATGGCGCCGCAGCGCATAGACGCGGTAAAGACCTGGGCGCATGGCACGCTCGGCAGCGAGCTCGGCGGCGCGATCGAGCAAATGCTTGTCACATCGAAGCACGTCGAGGCGTTCGAAAAGATCATCAATCAGTTTTCCCGCCAGGGCGGGACGCAATTCAGCCAAGCCCACCGTGAAGGCGAGCCGCCGGCGGGGAAAATCCCCGGTTACGAAAACATGAGCTTTGAACAAAAGCGCGCCGCGCAGATGCGAATGAATCCGCCAGCCCAGCGGACAACTCGCGACATCCGGTAATCACCGACGAGGGTAACAGGAGTTTCAAATGGCTCTTACTGCAAATGCGCTTCCATCGATCCCGGCAAACTTTTCGCTGCCGGTCGACGCCGCTTTGGAATTCGCGTCGGCGCAAACCATTTCGGCGACGGGGTATATCAACAACGTGAACCCCGTTGTTGATCTCGGTTTTGGTCGCTTCGCCGGCATGCTGGCGCTCGATATCACGGCGATCGACGTCTCGAGCGGCAACGAGTCATACGGCATCGCCTTGTTCGGGTCGAACGACGTCAATTTTGGTAACGGCAACGTCGACCTGCTAACCTATCACGACTTTGCCGCCGCCTCAGCCGGCCGTCTGGTCGCCACAATCCTCGGCGTTTCGCCGACCATTCCGCCGAATAACTTTCAAGCCGGCTCGATCACGGCGCTGCCGTTCACCACCCTCATGCAGGGCATCATCTATCGCTACGCCAAATGCTACGCGGTCATCGGTGGCACCACCCCGAGCATCACGCTCAGCGCATGGATCACGCCTAAAAACTTGACCTAGCACTCGCGCGCGCGGAGGAAGCAAAAAATGGCCGAGGAAATTATTTTTACCGTCCGCGTCTACGGCAACGCGCACGAAAGCCGCGCGAGTGAGCTTGCTCATATACAGCAAGCGCTTCAAGGAGCCGCCAATGACGCGCGCAGAGCCGGCGGCGCTCGGCGTGCGGGCTTGGTGCTAGCCGACGGGGCCGTTGAAATTGCGGAATGGGAATACAGCCCCGTTGCGTCGGCATGATCGTGATGCCCGCGCCGGAAGCAGAGAGGCCGGAAATGTTGATTTGCTCCTTGTGCGAACGGCCGGCGGGACGCGTCATGACCTTCGTGCCGCTTTGCCTCCGTTGCCGAACCGCGGGCTATGAACGGGTGGCGGCGGCCGAACCGAAGCCGATCATCGTGTTGCTCAGTCCCTCAGCCGAAGGTCTGCTGCACGATCACCTTGTGAGCGTCGCGCTCGGGTTATCAGCGCCGTCGGAGGCCGCTTAAAATGAAACGCATCCTTGTCGCCCTCGCACTGCTGCTGGCTCCCTCGATCGCCTTTGCGCAGGTGCCGCCCTACGATTACCCGCTCACGATCACGACTAGCCCGGTGCAGATCTTAGGGCCCAACGCTACACGGCGAAGGCTCGTCTTTTCGAATCCGAATGCGACGGCACTGATTGCGGTCTGTCCGAAACTGAGCCGCGTGAACTCGGCGCCGATCACCTGCGCGGTTAACGGCGCCGGGTCGGTTACGATTTTGCCCTATGCCTCATTCACGGTTGACGGTGTCGGGCAGAATGGTTCGCTGCCGAGCTCGTGGAATGCCATCGCCAGCGCGCCGGGATCGGCCCTCACGATCTTAGAGTTTGAGTAGCCACTGCGCCGGATTTTGACACTCACACGCCGTTAGGAAATTGCGGAGTAAGTCTCGATCATGCTCGACGAGCGCGCACTCGCTACCGTGACGGATTACGACGGAATCATCACGGCGCTTCGCGCTCGCATGGCTGAGCTCGGCGTCACCAACGAGACTATCGGCGCTATCGCCGGCTTGGCAGGCGGCTATGTCGGCAAGATTCTCGCGCCAAGCCGAATCAAAAACCTCGGGCCGCTCAGCCTGGGCCTGATGCTGCAAAGCCTCGCCTTGAAATTGATCGTCGTAGAGGATCGTGAGGCCGCCGAAAAAATGCGGCCGCGGTGGGCACAGCGCAAAAAATCTCTTCCCTTACTTCCCATGGCAAGAACGCGGCCGCGCGCGACTTGGTTGTTCACGTCGAGATCAGGCCGAAAGGCCGCGAAAGCGCGGGCGGAAAAGTTGTCTTCAGCCGAGCGCAGCGCCATCAGTCTGAACGCGATCACCGTGCGGTGGCAGCGTGAAAAGGAAAGGCAGCGCAAGCACAAAGCAGGAGCGCCCGGTTAATCATCGCTGCCGGTAGGCCCTATGCCAGCCTTAGACGCGCCATTCCCGATAAGGTTGTTTGAGACGTAAACACCGCATAAAATTGATGCTTTCCAACCGCGTCGATTGAATAAACTGCTATAATCAAATGTCATCACATAGGAGGGGACTATGCTGAGATCAGTTCTGTTAGCCGTTGTAATTTGTTTGGTGGCCGGGTCGATTCCAGCCTCGGCCCAACAACGCTCGTGCGCGGAGGTGTGCCGCGCTCGGTGTGCTGGCGCTGTGGTCCCCATGCTATGCCAAAATAAATGTATGCCCAACTGCGAGGAGAAACGCTCAAAAGCTAAACCGTAAATAGCCGCGTCATCTATAAGCAGACGGGCTGATCAAAACACCTGATCGGATTTCGGAGAGACCGCCGCGAGGCGGTCTTTCTGATTCAGGAGTGAGCACGGCGACTTCGATAGCAAGCTCACCTTCCCCGCCTGTCGGAGTTCCCTGCCCGTTCGATTATTGTTCCGGATAGAGAACCTTTTATGGGTGGGTAAAGGAAATGAATGCATTTGTAACCAGTTGCATAATCAAGAGGCGACACCACGCGGCGTTCGCACGCCGTTCGCGCGCATGTTGCCGAGGGTCATGGGCTGAGGGTGGATCTGTGCAGGCGCCGAAATCCTATCGCGTGCACGGCGGTGTTGCCGCTGGCAGAAAGCCGATGGGAATGTGACGCGCTTCACACTCGATCGTTTCCAGTTCTGGCAAGCTGTTCAATGGGAAGGTTGAGTAACCTTCTTGTTTCCTCCCGTTACTGCCCCGCCTTTGTTGGCGGGGCTTTTTTCATGCGCTTCGACCGAAAAAAATTGCCGACGCCCGTTCCTGCCAATACGGCCTCACATCGGCGCCGATCGCGTCGCAATTTTTGCACGCCAGGCGCGGCATCGGGATCAGCGCGGCGAGCGCGCGTGCGAGCGTGAACGGTGCGGCAGTTAGAATGGCAAAGAGGCGTGTTTGATTTTTTCTTTGAGGTCGAGTGCCGCGAACAATTCGCTAAACACCAAATCCAAAATCTTCAAAGCACAAATGCCAACTTGAGCGCACGTTTTCAATGCGTGGTCCAGCGCAAGCCCGTCGCCCGGTAGCATTAGGAATTGCACATTGGCGGTTTTCATCGACTCTTTGACCACGTTTATCGTCACGGATTTTTCGTTGGGGTGGGCTCCGAAATCTATAGTGCGTTCGTAAAGCTCTTGATAAATGAGCGCCAGCTTATCGTCGGATGACGAGATCGATTCCCGCACGGCGCGATTGTTAAAGCGGCTTTTCGACTCGGGATCATCGTCGCGGTTAAGCCAATGCTCGCTCAATTGCGGCGCCGTCGATATGAGACGCGCGTACCCCGCATTTTCGAGGCAGGACCGTTGGAGTGGAAAGCTGTCCGTGGGAAGGGCTAGGCACACCATCACACTTGCGCGAAATGCACTGAATGATCGCAACAGCAAAAACGAAGGGACTAATTGCGCCATGCTCGACGGCTTTAGATTCCGATGAATTTCTTCAAAAATTGCATCTATCGTAGTGAGACGCCGTGCAATGTCAGTTTTGTTGCCCACGGCCGCAATCGAATTGCTCCAACAGTCTTCGATGAACGGAAATAAAGAGCCAAGGCCCCACAGTTCCGGTCGCGGACGATTGAGGTTATTCATGTCCGTTGGCCTCCGATCTCAGTCAGCACCGTGCGCACCCCGGCGTCGATCTCGGCCACATCATGCGCGACGCGCTATTTCTTACACGGCCAAGCCGCCCGCAAAGCCTCAAGAGCTAACGCCGCAAAACTCTCATGCATCCTCGCAGGTCGGTCGTCGATGTACTTGACTACTACGCGGATGTTTTGGCCGCCCGTCGAACGTGGGTCGATGCACAAGCCCGAAGCTGCAAACGCAATCCCCTCAACTAAACCGGCACAATGCATTGCCCGGCCAAATAATTTATCGTCATTTCCAAAACTAGTGTTGATAAAGTCCCTGCACCCAGGCAGGCGGGCGTTAGCAGAAAGAGGGTCTTCCTGCCCAAAGATCGTACCGCAGTTCAGGATCACCGCCGCGATAAGAACGATGCCGCGCAAAAATTGAAACATTGACGCACCTCTGACGCCAGACTTCGGACGTGCCAATAGTTTAGCCCGGATCAGATCGCGCCGTCTCTCCATGCGCACGCCGTTGCTGCGCATGTTGCCGAGGGTCATGGGCGAAATGGTTTGGTTCATTGACTCGACAGCGTCCGCCATCACGTCTTGAGCATTCGCAAAAATTCTCTGCCAAGAGGCGAGATACTGGGCGGCATTGCAGGACCTCGGATGAGAATCCCTAGTTTTTCCAAGTTCTCGACTGAGACGGCCACTTGGTCGTTGGAAAGAGTTAGTCTGGCAGCTATGGAATTCACTTTGCCGCCGTCCATTCGGCCGCCCTCTACTTGCGCGGCTTGAATGACTGCGGCATCCAAGGGGTCCATCTTTTTTATCACCTCGATGAACACGTTTCGAAACGACTTGGAGCGCGCAGGATCCGCCGCGGCCGCAAGCAATCTCGCCCACAGATCTTGAATTTCATCTCTGCTTTCGTCCGCCGCTGCGATGAGGATCGGCAAACCAATCGAGAGGCTAGCGGCCTCTGGTTTGATGCCGTCCTTCTTCAACCGTTCGTGAGCCCTCTGAATCGTGCGAAGGAGATTTTCCG